GATATTAGGTTTTGGTGGTATTATGATTGGTATTCAATTATTAATATCATTTTTACCGCAACTTGAAAAATTGTTTGTGAAGCTTACCCGCTCCGTAGACCCACTTAATGATGTATTAGAAAAATCTATAGAATTTGCTGCTGATTCAAGGTCTGAATTTGACACACTAACAGGAGTTTTACTCGATTCAGCATCTTCTACAGAACAAAAAAGAATAGCTTTAGAAAGGCTAAATAAGGATTATCCTGACTTTAATGCCAATGTGTTTAAGGATGCTGAAAATCACAGGGAGGCAACAAAAGCAATAGATGAATACATAAAAAAATTAAACGAAAAAGCTCGTTCTCAAGCAGCAGAGAGTCTAAAACAAGAAGAATTTACAAGACTTATAGAGAGTCAATTAGAACTTGAAACTATAGCTCAGGAGAATAATTTTGAAAGTTATGCTGAATTAGTTGAAAAGAGGGAAGCTGTAGATAAGAAACAAGCGGAAATAGGTAGCATTAGAGCAAAAACTCGTATATCTGATACGGCTAATTTGTTAATTGCTGAAACAGCATCAGCAGAAAAATCTATTGCTAAATCGCAAGAGAGGATAGATAAACTTGACAAATTTATAACTTTACAAGATGTATCCAGTAAGAAAGGGAAGGGTATCAGTGAAGACAGAGAGAAGATGGCTAAGGTTGACATTGACAATTACAATGAACAAATATATTTAATAAGACAGCTTGGTAAAATAAGGGAGGGCTTTGCTAAGGCAGAGAGAAAACTTTTACTTGACAATATAGAAGATAACCAAACAGTAATAGAATTAGATAGACAGGCTGCTCTTAATGAAGTAGACTTTTTGGTTTCTAAGGGGGCGAGTGAAGAACAGGCAGCAATAGCAAGATTTCAAATAAATTCTTTCTACAATAAGTTGTCTGCTGACGATGCTATTGAGAACCAAAAAAGAGCTGATGAATCCAGAATGGAGATGTTTAGTAATTACGCAAATGCTTTAGGAAGCATCTCTCAATTAATAGGAGAAAATACTAAAGCTGGTAAGGCAGCTGCATTAGCTGAAATAGTAGCGAATACAGCTATAGGATATCAAAAAGGATTAATAGTTGCTCAAGAACAGTCTTTGGAAGGAGGACCTTTTGCATCTATGGCATTCCCTCTTTTTTACGCAGCTCAAATCGCAGCAGTGTTAAGTGGAGCAGTCAAGGCTAAAAACATATTAAGCGGCGGTTCCGCAGGAGGGTCTTCGGCAAGGTCTTCGGTTGGTGGAGGTGTATCAATTCAGGCACCTGACTTCAATGTAGTGGGAGCATCAGAGACATCACAGCTCGGAATGGCACTCGGACAATCACAAACTGAGCAGAATGTGAATGTGTTGTGGAGTGATATAGATATAAAAAATAAAGAGGATGAAAGACAAAGAGCTATTGTTGAATTTTGATAGAAATATAAATAATATATTATGAGAATTATAGAGTTACTTATTGATGAGGATGCCTTACTATCAGGAATAGAGGCGATATCCATCGTAGACAAACCTGCAATAGAAGAAAACTTCATTGCACTTAAAGAACACACCAAAGTTAAACTCGCAGAGATAGACAAAGAGAAACGTATTCTTATGGGGGCAGCTCTTGTCCCTAACAAAAACATCTACCGCACAGATGGGGAAGATGAATACTATATCTATTTCTCAGAGGATACTGTAAGAAAGGCAAGTGAGTTATTCCTAATGAGAGGTAAACAGAATAAATCTACACTGGAACATGAGGCTGAACTTAACGGACTGTCTGTCGTAGAGAGTTGGATTATAGAGGATGAAGTCCATGATAAAAGTAGAAAATACGACCTTGATATGCCAGTAGGTACTTGGATGGTTTCCATGAAGGTGAACAATGAAGAAGTGTGGGAAAACTATGTTAAGACAGGTCTTGTTAAAGGATTCTCTATAGAAGGCTACTTTACAGATAAAGTCAATATGTCTCAAATAGAAGAAATAGACGAAAGTATAGCAAAGGAAATATTGTTTGAGGTACAAGACTTTATCGAATCCAAAAGGTATGATTTAAAGACATTCAACGATTATCCGCAGTCTGTAGTAAATAATGCCAAAAAGGTGTTGAAATATGTGGATGAGAATGGTTGGGGTTCTTGCGGGACTCCTGTGGGGAAGCGTAGAGCCTCCCAGTTGGCATCAAAATCCAATCTAACGGTGTCCACGATAAAGAGGATGTACTCCTTCTTATCTCGTCATAAAGGCGATTTAGAGGCATCTAAAAGCTATTCTGATGGGTGTGGCAAACTTATGTATGATGCATGGGGTGGATTATCTGCACTCTCTTGGAGTAGAAGTAAATTGAAAAGTCTTGGAGAAATAGAGATGGCATCTATGGTTGTTGATGATGAATATGCTGTTATTGACGATAGACTTGCGTTCTCAACCAAAGAGATGGCAGAAAAAGCTGCTAAGGATTTAGGATGCGAAGGATACCATGAGCATGAATTTGATGGCAAAACTTGGTATATGCCATGTGAGTACCATAAGAAAGAACAGATGGCTGAGGTTGACAGTAAGGGCAATGTAAGACGTAGTCCTAAAGCACCTAAGTCAGATACTCCTAATCCCAGTCCTAAAGGCAAAGGAACTGCTAAGGGAGATGCCTCTGGTAAAAGAGGTGCTAAAGTCTCTGCAAAGGACAGAGCAACATTAAAGAAAAAATCAGATGATTTCAATAAAAAATATAAAAGTAAATTGGGTTATGGTGTTAGCACCAGTATTCTTGCTTCTGTTTATCAGCGTGGTTTGGGAGCTTTTAATACATCTCATAGTCCTAAAGTTAGGTCAGCTTCTCAGTGGGGTTTTGCTCGTGTTAATGCCTTTCTCTACTTGGTAAAGAATGGAAGACCACAGAATCCAAAGTATACAACTGACTACGATTTATTACCAAAGAAACATCCTAAAGCTCGTAAAGCATGAGAAAGCATAGAAGAAAATTTACCCATAGTAGAACATCGCCTAAAGATGACAGAAGGGGATGTTTATGCCCAGATGGCAGAACTTATTCAAAGGACTGCTGTGATGGTAGTTTACAGGCTCAAGGAATAGGAAGCATTGGTGGTACTTACTTTTTACTTACAGAAGTAGGTTCTCAGCAGTTTATAGTACAAGAAGATGAATTTAGTAAAATAATATTATAATGGCAAATAAAAAAATATCAGAATTAACATCGGCATCAGCACTTACTGGAACAGAACAAGTACCATTAGTGCAAAGTAGCACTACTAAAAAAGCTACAATCAACGACATCATCAACCACATTATCACTGTAAGCAAAACAGCAAGTGCAGGAGAATCTGTAGATTTAGATTCATCTACCTATGAGAATGCTATGATGATAAAATTGTCTTGGACAGGTTCAGCAGGTACAGCAACCTACACTCTTCCAGATGCGACATCATCTAATTCTACTAATAGAGTGCTTAGGTTTATTAGTGATAGTACCTTTAACACGAATACAAGAGTAGATATTACTCCTGCAAGTGGACAAGACTTGGATGGTAGTACAAATGCCTATACAATAAATAAGGAATATGAGGGTATTGCTTTATGGTCTGATGGCACTGAGTGGTATATAATTCAGAAGAAAGCATAAAAATCTAACACTTTCTTAATACCATGTTACTTTAGTAAATTTTTATAACATGGAGAGTACAAAGTCTACAACAATTTTGAACGAAATACTTCAAAAGTTGTCTCTCATTACTAAAGAAGATGAACTCGCCCAAGACATCAATGAAGAAGATGTTCAAGAGGAAGTAGTTTTATCAGAGGAAGTACAAGAGGAAACTGAGGAAGTTAAAGAGGAACTCAACGAAGAAGCTCCACAAGAGGAAGTTGAAGTTGAAGCCGAAGAAGAATCTACAGATTTGATGGAGGGATACGTTAAAGAAGAAAAATTTAACGAAGTAATGTCCGCTATGAAATCTGAATTGGATGCACTTAAAGAAGCTGTAAAGGGCAAGATGCAAGAATACAAGAGCCAGAAGGAAGAACTTTCTAAACAAGTTGAAGAGCTTTCTGCCGAACCTGCTGCTGAGCCAATCAAACACGCTCCTGAGAGTGAAGAACCAAAAAGAGGGATATTTGCAAATCCCAACAAACCAATGAGTACATTGGACAGAGTAATGCAACGATTAAGTAATTAATAAATAATTTAAAATGGCAACTACTACATCAATTACTACTACTTACGCAGGGGAATTTGCAGGAAAATACATATCTGCTGCTTTGTTAAGTGGAAACACATTAGCTAAAGAGCTAATTACAGTTAAACCAAATGTAAAGTTTAAAGAGGTAATGAAGAAAGTTTCTACAGATGCTATCGTAAAAGATGCTACCTGTGATTTCGATGCTACTTCTACTTTGACATTAACCGAGAGAATCCTTCAACCAGAGGAATTTCAGGTAAACCTACAACTATGTAAAAAAGACTTCGTATCAGATTGGGAAGCTATCTCTATGGGATATTCAGCTCACTCTAATCTACCTTCTAACTTCTCTGACTTTTTATTGGCTCATGTTGCTGATAAAGTAGCTCAGAAAGTGGAGCAAAACATCTGGAATGGTACTAATGCCACAGCAGGAGAATTTGACGGATTTGTTACTACTTTGGGAGCAGATTCTGACGTTAATGATGTTACTACAACTGAAACTTCTTTGACT